GGCAAGATTATTATTATCATGACACGCTGGGCGAGTGATGACTTAGCAGGTAGAGCAATAGAGCATTTCAAAGATGATACGTTATTCAAGGCTAAAGTAATTACTATGAAAGCCTTACAAGACGACGGCTCAATGCTTTGCGAAGAGGTGCTATCTAAAGCCTCTTACCTGTCTAAGGTTCGAGCTATGGGTGAGGATATTGCCAGCGCCAACTATCAACAAATACCGATTGACTTAAAAGGCTGTCTTTATAGTCAAATACTTACATATGACACGTTGCCGAAAGACGATAAAGGTAACGTGTTATTTTCATGTATCAAGAATTATACAGATACCGCCGATACTGGCAGCGACTGGCTGGCTAGTTTTACTTATGGCGTGTATGACGGCGAGGCGTATATTCTCGATGTAGTCTATACCAAAGAGGCTATGGAAACCACAGAGCCAGAGGTGGCAGATATGCTGTATCGTAACTCTGTAAATGTGGCCGATATAGAAAGCAATAACGGCGGCCGAGGGTTTGGCCGTAATGTGCAGAACATACTCAAACAGAAATACAACTCTAATAAGTGCGTGATTAATATGTTTCATCAAAGCGGCAATAAGATTGCACGCATTCAGTCCAATGCTACATGGGTTATGAACCATGTATATATGCCTAAAAATTGGCGTGATAGGTGGCCTCAACTCGCTGCTGATGTAACAAAATACCAGCGAGAGGGCAAGAATGCACATGATGACGCAGCAGACGCACTCACAGGCATAGCCGAGAAAATCAATGCGCCGCAGGTTCGCAGCGGTAGAATTAACATCAATTAGAAAAGAGGTAACATGGCAATAACATATAACAACCCTCGAGCTGAGGAATACGAGCTACTACATGACGCCTATTATGGTAGCGGCATGTTCGCAAGTGGCTCAGCAGTAACAGCACACACTCGAGAAAGTACTCAATCAATCGATTTCAGACGCAAAATAGCATACTATCTCAACTATACAGGGCCTATTCTCAATGCGAGCGTAGACCCTATTTTTAAAGATGAAATCAAGCGAGAATATAGTAACTCTGTATTATTCGATGAGTTTATCAATGATGTAGACAGACAAGGTACTACACTACAGGAATTTATAGAGCAAAACGCTATTGCAGCCAAGCTCTATGGCGTTATGTATATCGTTGTAGATAACGTGAGCGAGTTCGGCAGCTCTTTGGCTGAAACATTAGCCAATAGATCTATGCCTTACTTGACAGCAGTAGAGCCTAAGAATGTAGTAAATTTTGAGTTCGACGATAACGGCAAGCTCAAACTGTTTACTTATGCCAGCTACTTAAAGAATGCCGACGGCACAATCAAGGCGCACTATCACACATGGACGCCTAGTGAGTGGAAAATCACCGATAGCGACAATAACGTAGTAGGCAAAGGCGAGCATAACATCGGCCGCATTCCTATCGTTCAATGGTTCGGAAGAGCAGCACGCAAGCGTGATATTCTTCCACCGCCTGAGTATTTAAGTATTGCGAAAACAAATGCTCATGTATATAACCTATGCTCTCTACTATCTCAAATTCTATACAATCAAACATTCAGTATCTTAACCATGCCAGTCGATAATAACGGCTTGCAAGATGTAACTATCGGTACTGATAACCTGCTCGCTTATCCAGCAGAGGCAGGCAAGGCGCCGAGCTTTATTGCACCAGATAAAGGCCCTGCAGAGGTGCTCATGGCTCAAATTGATAAACTCATCAATGAAATGTACCGCATGAGCGGCATTGATAGCGTTATCGGCGTACAGCAAGCCAAGAGTGGCGTTGCTAAACAATGGGACTTTGAACGTACTAACCAAAATCTCGCAGCCTTTGCAGTACGATGTGAAAATGCAGAGTATGACATTATCGAGCTCTATAAGCTATGGAGTGGCGACAATATCGAGTATACCTGCGACTATCCTCGTGATTTCAAGGTAAATGATGCATCCGAAAGTCTTACACAGGCACAGCAGGCAAAAGATTTAGAGTTTAAATCTGATACTTTCGACAGCGAAATCTTAAAGAAAGTAATTGACGCTTACATGCCTAACCTTGAAAAGGAAACTAAAGATATGATCGTGAATGAGGCACAGGCGGCAGCCGATGAACTAGCACAAGACAAAGCCTATAGCGATGAGGGCGTAGACGATGAAACAGACGAGCCAAACGCTTGATAATATCCTCGAGCAATTCGAGAAAATGGTACATGAATTAGTATCGCTTGGATATTCAGCCGATAAGGCCGTTCAAATCGCTTATAAGACTTATCCTATTATGGAAATGCTAGAGGCTCCTCTTACGGCTGATATGGTGGAAAATTTCAATAAGGCCTATCATAGCGTACTTACACCGCTCTCGGTGGCAGGCCATAGGCCTTTTAATTACACTACTCAATCAATTAGTGAGGCTATGGTGGCAGCATGGGCGAGCGACGGCTTAAAGCTATCTAAACGCTTACACAAAAACGCTCATAAAGTACAGCGTGAGACGGCAGAGGTTATCAAGCAATCTCTGAAACGTGGCAAAAGCATTCGAGAGATAGCTCGCTCTATATTCGAGGGCTATGGCAATGGTGGCATTATCGCTACTGATAAACTACCCAAGCACATCGAACGGCTTAGAGCATTAAAGCCGCCTCAATCATTAAATGATGAGGAGCTTGCTCGATTTAAGCGTGTAATTAGACGCACAGAGCGGCAAGTACAGCAAAATACAACGCCAAGCCTACGAGCTGCCTATTCTGAATTAATTCAAGCAGTAGATGAGGGCAACGCTATAGACCTTTCGAGAGCTGTTACTGTGGCCGTGCAAGAAAAGGCACGATATAACGCCGAGCGAATAGCTCGCACAGAAACAGCTAGAGCATACGCCGACGGCCAAATGCTGCGCTATAAAAATGATGTTGATGTAGTCGCTCTCAAATGGGTGCTATCCAGTAGACACCCTCGTTATGATATATGCGACTTTTACGCTAACGCCGATTTATACGGCTTAGGCAAGGGCGTATATCCGAAAGATAAATTCCCAACGCTGCCAGCTCATCCGCATTGTATGTGTAGAATATCGCCTGTATTTGATTTTGAGGTAGACATTACAAAAGCAAAAGACAATACAGACGAGGGCGGCAAGCAATATATAGAGTCTATTTCTCGTGATCATAGAGAGAAATTGCTCGGCATAAGCGGAAGTAAAGAGGTTAAAAGCGGCAAAGCTAACTGGAAAGACTACGCAAGGGGCTGGAATGGCGAAACATTCGAGCCTAGAGAACCAAAGAAAAATACATAATTTAGACCTACAGGCCTGCGCAAGTGAATGCGTAGGCCTTTTATATTGCTATTGATTAGGGGAGCCGAAAGATAGCGAAATTCATGTTGAAAAGGAGAAAGATACATGACTTTAGCAGAATTGTACACAAAACTTGAAAATCTCGAGGGTGGCAAGGAACTCATTGAGGGCTTTAAAAGCGAAATCTCTCGTATTAATGAGAACGCCAAAGCCGACCGCCTCAAATTTGAGAAAACCATTACAGACTTAACCTCAGCACGTGATGAGTTAAAGGGTAAGGTTGACGAATACGAGGCTCACAAAGGCGAAAAAAGCCCAGAAATCTTGGCTTTAGAGAAACAAATCAAAGGCCTTACAGATAAGTATGAGCAAGCCGAGAAAGCTCGACAAGCAGAGATTGAAAAGCGTACCAATTCCGAAATCAGCGCTCAAACGATTGCAGCGCTAACAAAAGCTAATTGTACAGATGCCGAAACATTCAGCAAGCTACTCGCTGGACAGATTACAGTACAGCAAGACGGCACATATGGCTGGGCTAAAGACGACGGCACAATCGGCACTATCGAGGAATGTGCAACAGCATTTCTTGCTGATAAGCCTTACGCAGTTAAAACTATGCAAAATGGCGGCAGCGGTGCAGGTGCAGGCAATGCGAATGACGGCAACAGTCAACTAGCAGAAATGTTCAAAATCGCAGGGGTGAAACCACCTAGCGAGGGCTAATTATTTGATTACGAAATGAGGTAATAATCAATGGCAATTAACACTTTAACAATGGCTCAAAATTTCCAAACAGTACTCGACCAACAAATGCTCGTGGGTGCTACATCTGGCTTTATGGAAGTGAACGCTGGCGAGGTTAAATATAACGGCGGCGATACTGTAAAAATTCCTACTCTTTCCGTTGACGGCTTGGCTAACTATGATCGTGATAACGGCTATAATCGTGGTGCTGTATCTTTGACTTACGAAGATTTCAAACTTACACAAGACCGTGGCCGTAAATTCTCTCTTGACGCTATGGAGGTAGATGAAAGCAATTTCTTGGCAACAGGCACAAATGTTATGTCTACATTCCAAATTGAGCAAGTAATCCCAGAGGTAGACGCTTACCGCTACTCTAAGATTGCTGCTATCGCTAAGAATGGCAACCGCAAAACAGACGCTTTTACACCAAGCGAAACAAACATTATCAAACAGCTTAACAAAGAAATCGTGGAAATCGAGGACTTAGTAGGTGAAACAGGCGACTTAGTAATCGTAATGAGCACTAAAGTGCAAGCTATCTTGAACGAGGCAGCAGGCGCTAAAGGTATGCTCGATGTAGCGAACTTTGAACACGGCGCTTATAACACTCGTGTACGCACTTATAACGGCATTCCTATTATTGCTGTACCTAGCGCTCGCATGAAATCTCAATACACATTCAATGACGGCAAAACTAGCGGCCAAGAAAAAGGCGGTTTTAAAGCTGACACAGCAGCAAAAGCTATTAACTGGATTATCATGTCTAAACGTGCTGCTATCGCTGTATCTAAAACTGATACAATGCGTATCTTTGATCCAACTATTAACCAACAAGCGAATGCTTGGGGAATTGATTACAGAAAGTTCCATGATGTATGGGTGCCTAAAAATCGCTTGGCTACAGTATGGGCTAACTTTGGCGCTTAATTAGGGGGTAAGGCATGGGGAAATATAGACTTATCCGACTGAATGAGGTTCGCTATACAGATGATGAGTATACTCTCGAGCTATGGCTAGAGGACGGCTTTGTATTAGAACCTGCATTCGACAATGACGGCGAGGCGGCTGCAAAACCTAAGAAAAAGGCGACTAAAGCAGCCGAAGAATAACCATGAACGCTAGAGAGGTATTTGAAAAGCGGTTACGGCAAGCAATAAAAGCCAGCGCTCGAGAGGTACAGGAAGAGGCACAACGCACTCACAGGTTTACCTCTCGAACAGGCCAACTTGAAAGAGCTATAGATGTGCGCATGATTGGCGATAAAACAGCAGAGGTATATATCGACAATAACACAGCACCTTATGGGCCTTTCGTACATGAGGGAACACGAGCACATGAGATATTTCCAAAAGGGAAACAAGTGCTCCGCTGGGTTCCTAATGGTGGTAATGGCTTTGTCTTTGCAAAACGTGTATTTCATAGAGGTACTAAGCCAGACCAATTTTTATATGAGGCTCTCGATAATAGCCGTGAGGCTGTTCATGATATATTCTCGAAAGCTGTCAATGTATCGCTTGGCGAGATTGCTCGTAATATTGAGCTAGGAACCAAGCGAACAGAGCTGCACATTAAACTGTAAGGGGTTACATAAATGTTATACGAATTTCAAAACATGGTATTCGATGATGAGCTACTAGGCCCCAACGTGCTAGAAACTACCTTAAAAAAGGCAGAGAATTGGCTGTATGTATTAGCTAAAAAGTTAGGCGTGCAAGAGGGCGATGTTATCCGCTCTTTTATCACAGATGAGCTCGTAACATTGTACTGTTACCGAGAAACCTGCATGAACAAAGCCGCCTCTCTGATTGGCCAATATAGCCGTAATGGTTCCGATGATGATTATTACTCTAAGAAACTAAAGTATATCAATGATAGAATAGCTATCCTAGAGGCTCAAATCACAGCGGAACAGCTCACAGGGCAGCCAGCCAAGTATGCAGGGTATAGGAATATACCTCTATATCGAGGTGGCTAATATGTGGCTCGAATTATTGAATAAAATTAAATACGCATTAGAGAAAGCCGAGTTTAATGGACAAATTAAGCTCGGTTTTTTAGCACCTCAAACGGCTGGAGTAGACTCGCTCGGAATGGTAATGCTAGGCCGAGGCGAGGCAACGCCTGCCGATGAAAATGTGCATAACATGCTCAAACAAGAGTTTTACATTGAATGCTGGACTAAATCAGATAGCCATGAGTTCGATATAGCTTATGAGCAGATTGCCGCTTTAGAGAGCCAAGTCGAGAGTGTAATTATTGCCTTTCGTGAGGCTTGCGGCGCACTTAATGAGGAATTTTGCGTATTACAAGACAGCGGCTATCAGATTATAGATATTCGCTGCACAAATAAAACAGACGATCACGACAGCATGAGGCCCTTTATTGGTACACAATACCGATTTGAGGCTAAAATGTACGATTTAAAAGAAAACCTAAATACTAAAGGGGGTATTTATTAATGGCAGAAACAAAATTATATAAACCTGCGGCGGTAGATATGCCAACAGCTGGTAAAAACTACCTTTTATATTTGAATACTGGCACAGACGAAAAAGCAGGCGCTAAATGGCTATTATTAGGCGGTCAACGCTCTGGCGATTTGTCTCGTAAAGCTGACTCTATCGACGCAAGCCATAAAGGCTCTGGTGGTTGGAAATCTACTATTGCAGGCCTTAAAGAATGGAGCTTCTCTCTTGAAACTTTGCTTATGCCTAAAGAGGAAAGCCTTAAATTGTTAGAAAAAGCATTCCTTGACGGCGACAATGTACACATCAAATTCGAATATCCAGATAAAACATTTTTCACAGGCATTGCCTCTGTTACAGAGCTCTCTATCCAAACACCGCATGACGGCGTAGCGACTTATAAAGGCTCTTTAAATGGCGTTGGCCCATTATCTGAATTACAAGCTGCACCTGCTGGCATTGGTGGCTAATAGGTAACCTTATATGCCTGTAATATTCCTAAATTAGCGCTAAAATAGGGAGTTTTTGAATTATGAAAAAAGTAAATTGTGATTTCTTTAAAAATGGCGAATATTTAATGTTCAATATGCAGCGTCTCATGGAGTTTGAGGCTGCTGTAGGGCAACCTATTGGGGAACTCTTACAAATGAGCATTTGGCCTATTAATAGCATTATCACAGGCTATGCTATCGGTATGAAACAGCACAAACGCAACGCTCAACAATATTATGAATTGTTTGACGAGTTGCTTGCTGATGAAACCAAAGACATGAGCCTATTATCATTACAAGCGCCACTCATGCAAGCGATCATTGCAAGTGGTGCTTTGGGTTCCAAAATGTACTATCAAATGTACCCAAACGAGCTCACTCCAGATGATAAGGTAGCTATCGAAAACGAGGCCGAACAAACAAAAAACTAGAGGGGGGCCAAAGTGCCCCCTCTTTTTCTCTTTGGTTACGAAATGCTGAGGAAATGGCGTATAGCGTGCTAGGCTTAAAGCCTTGGGAGTTCATGAAATTACAGCCGATAGAGTTTAAAAAGCTCGTGAGAGGCTATGAACGCAAGCAAAAAATAGATGATATGAACCGAGCTTTTTGGGTGGCTAATATCATGAATACGCAATTATCCGAGCCAATCGAGCCAAAGAAATTTATAGATATTCTATATCCGCCAACAGCAGCCGAAAAGCGGCAAGCAGAGGCGGACTTTATCCGTGAATTTAGAGCAGAGGGGGGTGAGATATAGAAAATGGCAGATAGTAATATTAATGTTCGCATAAGTGCTGACAGTTCAGAGGCTACGGCAGCCGTCAATAAGGTAGCCAATACGATAAGCTCTGAACTACCCAAAAGCGTGGCAGAGGCGAGCAATCGAGTAGCTAAAGAGGCGGCTGGCATTCGTGCAGAGATAAAATCTATCGTATCTCAAATGAATAAAGGGTTGCAATTCGCTGGCGCTGTTACTGGTATAGGCTTTGTGGCTGACAAAATCAAAGATGTGGCAGTAGCTGCTACACAAACAGCCGACGAATTAACAAGCATACGCTCTCGTATCAACTTAATCAATGACGGCTCACAAACTACAGCCGAAATCATGGAGAAAGTATTCGACGCAGCGCAACGCTCTCGAGGCAGCTATACAGATATGGCCGACAGCGTAGCAAAGCTCAATATGCTGGCAAAAGACGCATTCAGCTCGAACGATGAGGCGATCGCCTTTGTAGAGCAGCTCAATAAGCAATTTAAAATTTCTGGCGCCAGCGTACAAGAGGCTAGCGCTGCAATGTACCAATTAACGCAAGCAATGGCAGCAGGCAAGCTACAAGGCGATGAGTTCCACTCTATCATGGAAAATGCGCCGTTATTGGCTCAATCTATCGCCAATGAAATGGGCTTGACTGTAGGCCAATTAAAAGAAATGAGCTCGCAAGGCTTAATTACATCGGACATTATCAAAGAGGCTCTATTTAATAGCGCAGAGGAAACAAACGCAAAATTCGCCGAAATTCCTATGACATTCGCAGAGGTAGGGCAATCTATTCAGAACGAGCTTATACAAGCCTTTCAGCCTGTACTTGAACAGATTTCTACTATTCCACAGAGCGGCGAGTTCCAAGCATTGAGCGAGGGCGTAGGCGTAGCAATTAGAGGTATGGCTGTAGCTGCACAGGGCTCAATAGGCTTAATTAGCGCAGCATTCGCAGGCTTACGAATTGCTATATCCACGATCACGCAGACAGTAGCGAGCTTTGGCTCTTTGTTTATAACCACTATGCCGAGAGTATCGGCGGCGGTTTTGGCTGTAGTGGTAGCATTTACTACTTACAGAGCAGCTGTGGCGTTATGTAACGCTCAAACGGCGGCTTTGACTGTTAAAGTAATAGCGTTACGAGTGGCAGAGGTGGCCTCGGCTACAGCTACGAAAGTTCATGCGGCTGCTATGGCAGTATTAAGAGCTGCAATGGCTGGCACATCAATAGTAACGGCAGCACTAACAGCTATATTGTTTGGTGTAAGAGGTGCTTATATTGCTGTTCGCAGCGGTGCACTAGCGGCAGCGGCAGCGCAGCAAGTTGTAAATGTAGTGATGAGAGCTAACCCTGTAGGGTTATTGATTTCTGTACTTGTAACGCTGGTTACAGTATTCGCTACAGCGGCAGCAGCTGGCAACGGCTTTGGGGCTACATTGAGCTCGGTATTCTCTACAATCGTACATACTGCTGTTTGGGGCGTGAATAAGATTATCGACGCATTGAACTGGCTCATTGCCAAACTCAACAGCGTAGGCGATAAAGTGGCCAAATTCTTTGGTGGCACATTCACAGCTATAGCGCAGGTTGACACTATCAGCGCAGATACAGCGCAGGACATTGTAAATACTGCTGGCGATATGGCCTCGCAAGTATTTAGCGGCTTATCCGCTGGCGGTGGTGATAGCGGCCTCGATGTAGGCGGCGGCGGCGGTGGCGACTATGGCACAGGCGGCGGTGGTGGTAGTGGTAAAGGCGGCAAAGGTGGCGGCGGCAAGGGTAGCGCTGGCAAAGACCTAGAAAAAGAGGCTAAACAAGTGCACGAGAAAATCTTGCAATCGTACCTTGAAATGCTAGGCAATAAGCAAGAGTTGCTCGAATTAGAGTATAAGAAAGAGCTTGACGAGCTAGATAAATCAAAAGCAGCCAATGCGAACTACCAGCAAGACCTTGAACTATTGAACGCCGTGTACGCAGAAAAACGCATTAAAGCTAAACAAGAAGAAATGGCGAAAATGCGAGAAATCGAGAATAATGTTCGAGATATGCGCAAAGACCTCGAGTTAAGCCTAGCGGTTAAAGATAGCACAGGGCAAGCCTCGCCAATGGTGCAATTCACAAAAGAATACACCGACGCAATAGACGCAATCAGTGATAAATGGGATAAATACTCTGATGATTTCGTCCAAATGGACAAAATGCAGCAACAGCATTTCATTGACTCGCTGAAAGAGCGAGGCATTCTGTTTGAAATGACAGAGGACGGCCGAGTTGACTTTGAAAAGCAAAAGACTGAGGAATTGCTCGCAGTTCATCGTGATTACAATGATAAATACCTAGAGTTACAGCGCACAATGGCCGAGGAAAAATGGAACATTGACGAGGCTATGCGTACACAGAACTTTGAGGCGTTGCAATCAGCTCTTGACGCTGAATATGTAGCTACTCAACAGAGCTATGATCTACGCAAGGAATTGTTAAGCGAATATCAACAGGCTGTAATGGATAGCCACTTGAACACGCAACAGCTTTTATGGGATACGGCAAGCGCTGGCATTGATAAATTACAAGAGGGCATTTCTGGCCTCTTGCAGGGCACAATGACAATAACGCAGGCATTCCAAAATATGGGTAAGGCTATTCTTAAAACAATAGCCGATAGCGTGGCTCAATGGATAGCCGCTCAAATTAAGCAAGCCGTGCTCGGTAGAATGCTACAATCGCAACAAACAGCGGCAAGCGTAGCGGCAGCACAAGCTCAATTACCTGCTTGGAGCTCACTCGCTCAACAAGTATCTATGGCGACATTCGGCGCTAGTGCGGCGGCTGGTTTAGCTGCTTGGAGTAGTAGCACAGCGGCAGGCGTAGCGCAAGCAACGGCGCTCGGTGCAGCTGGTAGCTTTGGCGGTAGTTTTGGCGCTGCATTTAGTGCTAAGAGCATGCCAGCACTCGCAGAGGGTGGCCTTGCATATGGTACCACAATAGCCCAAATCGGTGAGGGCAAGTATCAAGAGGCTGTATTGCCTTTATCCGATACAGTATTCGACCGATTAGGCGAGGGCATAAGTCGCTCTAATGGTGGCATGGGCGCAGGCGGTGGCGTTACGCTCAACGTAAGCGCTATAGACGCCGAGAGCTTTGGCTCATTCCTCGAAACACGAGGCGGCCGAGCTTTGCGTCAATTCCTTGTAAATCAAGATAGAGAATTTATCGGAACAGAGGGAACTTGGTAATATGGCAGAAATAATGAAATTTCCTACTATCATATCTTTGGCTTGGAAATCTACAAAGGCCCAGAAATGGGACACCAAGACAAAGACCTCTGGCTCTGGTAAGGTGCGCACCATGACAAACTGGAAATATCCACAATACACGATTTCCACAGAGTTCGAGGTGCTGACACCTGCACAATATAAGGAACTTATGGGCTTTTATTCTAAGACTAAAGGCGGAACAGTTCCATTTCTTTGGCTGGATCCAGAGGATAACGCCGAAAAAGGCATACAGCTCGGTACTGGTTCAATGGGTTCATGGCAAGCCGTGCGAAAGTTCGGCGATTTCCTAGAACCTGTGTATCACGTTGAAAACCTTAAATTATACGCTAATGGCTCACCTATTCGAGCTGTTAGCGATAAAGGCGTAATTAAGCTGGCAGCAGGCCAGACAGTTGCGCCGAATGCAGTAATTACAGCCGATTATACTTATTATTGGCTGGTAAGGTTCAGCGGTGATATGACAGCCGAGTATATTTTTACAAATGTATATAAATCTAAATCATTCAAGTTAGTATCAACTCGATAGGGGGCGCAATTATGAAAGATATAAACGAGGTGCTAAGGCAGCACATCAACAATGATAAATATTTCATGAGCTGCGACCTTTACGAGTTGCGCTTGCGTAGTGGCGTAACGTACTACTGGGCCGACTCAGACGCCGACGTATCATATAACGGCCAAATCTACAAAAGCGACGGCCCTATTATCGTAAGGGATAAGATAGCCACTAATAGCACTGTAAGCGTTGATAAAATGACTGTTAGCATATCCACGAATGAGCAGGATAAAATAGGCGGCGTTCCTATTATGGCTGTAGCTCACAATGGCGGCTTTGACGGCGCTCAAATGACGCTAAAACGAGCATTCTTTGATGATAACTACACCATTATAGGGGCTGTAGGGTTATTTACAGGCTTATGTGAGGTAACGCAAGGCGGTGGCCTCACATTAAAGCTCAATGTTAAATCAATCGTGCAAAAGCTCAATATTGAATATCCTAACCGCAGATATTATCCTCAATGCCCTTTCAGCGTGTACTCAAAAGAGTGCGGCGTTGATATAAGCAAGTTCAGAAAAAGCGGTAAGGTTACAGCTTTAGGCTCTGGCCCTAATTCCATAAGAATTGACTTACAATTTACAAATGGCTATTACACGGCTGGCGGCATTGATTGGGTTACTGGCCCATTGGCAGGGCAATCTACACAGATTTTACAAAGCAATGACGGCGTAATTCTGTATATGAGCGCTATCGAGGTAAGCCCAAGAGTCGGCGACCAATTCTATATATACGCTGGCTGCAATAAAACGCCTACAGAATGTAAAAATAAATTCAATAACTGGAATAGAAACAGGGCTACGCCTTATGTACCACTAAAGGAGAGCATACGATGAATAACTTAACAACTGGCGAAAAGATAGCAAAAGCTGCTACTGCATGGCTAGGCACACCATACGCCAATAATTCAATGGTAAAAGGTGCTGGCGTCGATTGCTCTTATTTATTAGTGGCTGCGCTCGTGGAT